GACATGCCATGCCTTTATCAGCACCTTGTCGCTCATCCATTGTCCCAGGACTTTCCGCGCGGGGAAACCGCACTCTTTGATCAGCGCGATAATCGATGATTCCGCGCATTGCAGGCCCAGAATTCTGCAGTAATCCCTTATTGCCGTCATGCCGCCCAAGGATGTCGTTTCTTCCATATTTACCACCTCCGGTATTCGTTATTTCTGGTTCCGTGGTTTGATTGCGATGATTCCCGGTCTGAATCCTGATTTTCCTTGGCTTTTTGGGCATATTCCGCCAGGAGCCGCAGCCCGCCGCCGGGAAATTCCATCTCAACGCACGCCGCCGCCAGGCATTCGGCGTCAAGGAGATGGTTCGGGCGATGGTGCGCGTTTACCCATATTTCGTGGCCGCGCCGGTCGACCTGTTTTTCCTCCGCCAGGATTTGCGCCGCATAGTCGGCATCGGCCCCAGAGTGAAGAAACGCGGCGCCGGGCAGGTCCCTTGTAACTTGGCCGGCTGCGAGTTGCAGACGGTAATGAAATTGATCTTTGGACTTGTTCGTATCGACGATGACCAGGCGCAGGCCGTCGGGCAGTTTTTTCCCCCCGGGTGTCGATAAGATCTCGTTTCCAATATTCAGCATGCGCGGAAGGGGCGCACTGGAACCCTTGCCTCCCCAGAGGGCAACGCCGCCCCGGCCTCGATTTTTGATCAGCCAGAAATAAGCCTCTTCCGTCATAGACATGTCTTCAAAAGCCTTGCCGCCGCCCGTGTCCAAGATCGCCCTGAAGATCTGCATGGATTGGTCCTTATTGGCGACGGGATAGGTGCTATCAAAAATCAGTCGTTCCACGTCGTCCCATGTCGCCAGGAAGCCGTAATGGATGTTCCAGCTCGTTAATGCGGCCGTCCAGGCCCGGACCACAAACCAGAATCCATTTTTCTGCCTGTCCACGCCGCAAGTTAGCGCAACCGCCTCCTCCGGAACTGTCTGCGGCGGCAAATCGCAACGGGCGGCCATGACTTGTTCCTCATTTTTGGAAATCAGCACCTGCTTCCATGCTTCCGCCTTGTGCTGGGTGACGAAGGCCATCAGTTTCGTTGGATTGTTTTGTCCGCGTAGGAAGTCCGCGGCGATACGCGACAGGGAAACGAAGGGTGAGTACCAGGAGGGCAGATGAAATGCGACGGAAATCGGCCGGTCGACCGGTTCGTTCCGGGGAACCCACCGGCCCTTCCGGACTGCTTCATCGCGCCAATGATCGTCCCAGAACATCCCACACCTGGAGCACTGATAATTCGCAAGCCTTCTGCGCTGAATCTCCTGGGGGTCCCGACAATTTCCCGGCCAGATGATCCCATCGAAAACCATGACCTGGTATTCGCCGCAGATGGGACAGGGGACTTGGTAGTCCCGGATCTCGTCCGCCTCTTCCATGGCCTTGACGATGTAGCCGTTTTCCGTAGTGGGAGTGGAGACGCCCAGGAACTTGCTTGTGTGTGGGTAGGCCAGCATTCTCACCCGCGCGAGACTGACCGGGTCCGATTCCTTGCCGGAGAATTCGGGGTATTTGTCCAACTCATCCCCAAAAACATAGAGGACAGATTCCGAGGCCAGTACTGCTGGCGAGGTCGCCCAGGCCATCATCAGGTCGGCGCCGTTGGTGAACTGGACGGAAAGGGCTGTCGTGTCGTCCGCCCGGGGGCTCATCAGGGCGGCGATCCGGGGCGTTCCCTTGAACATTGGACCGATCCGGCGCTTGCTGATCCGCTTCGTGACCTTTTCATCGGGCATGATATACATCATACCGCCTGGGCGTTGGTCGATGGCAAAGCACATGCAGTTGAAAGCCACCTGGGTTTTGCCCGTCTGCGGGGCAAAACATAAATATACCTCCCTGATCCAGGGGAGCTGCCAAGTGTCCATGGGTTCGATCAGGTAGGGTGTGACTTCGTTCCGCCACTTTCCGGTCATTGGGCCGTTTGTGACGATCCGGTATTTTGCTGACCACTCGGATACGGTCAGTTTTTCCCGGCGCTTGAAAAGCTGCCGCTCGCCCGGCGTAAACGTGAACGTCAGGGGAGGGCGGTCTGCGATATTCAGGGCAAGGGAAATGGTCATTTCAGAGGATCCCATTTTATGAGCAGTCCGCGGAATGGAAGGCCATGCTCCTTTGAGAAAAATTCAAAGAATTTTTCCACGTTTTCAAATCCATCGGCCTTGGCCAATGAAGCGACTTCTTCTGGTTTTAGCCGGGAGCCTGATACAACAACCATTTTACGGAATATTTTAATTTCTTCGACAGACCGACAGGCTGCTTCGTGCAATTTCCGACACGCCTTTGTCCGCATTCCGGTGTATAGATACAGCGTTTCACCGGCATGCGGCCGTCTTCCATCTTTACGTTCCGCCCGAATTGTCTGGCATTTGTCGCCGCGCTCGACCATAGCAGCGAAACGCTTCTTAAAATTGTATGCCGCCACGGTTAATCCTCTTCATCTTCGGTTTCTTTCTCATTGAAATCGATCTCATTCAGCATCTGGGGGATCGTGAATTCCCGGTCTTCCGCGTACCGGTCAAGCCAGTCTTCCGCTTGGTCATGCATGTATTCGATCAGATCAGGGGCCTTGGTCGGATTCCCTCCGACCAGATGAATGATGTCCAGGGCCTTGGCCTGGATGAAACTCTCGATGTCGTTCTTAAATACCGCCGCCCGCTTGACCAGTTCACGTTCAAAAAAATCGCGAGGGACATACTTGCCGTCCAGAACGTCGGCCTTCTTCTTCCATAGCCTGGCGCCGGCCTCCATTTTGTCCGCCTCGGCCTGAAGTTTCTTTTTCTGCCAGAGATCAACGTCTTCCGATCCTTCCGTCGTGCCGTCCAGGCGCTGGAGATTGGCCGCGGCATACTTATCGACGTCGCTGACCAGGAAGGTTCCATCTTTTTGTTGCCTTATTTTTCCTTCTTTCCGGTGGTTATAAACGGTCGATTTTTTAACCTTCCAGCCCTGATCGCTCAGGTATTCATATACGGCCAGCCGGTTTGCCAGGGATTCTTTTGCGGCAAAGTGCTTGCCCCACAGATCATCGATGAACTGATCCAGGGCGGACTCGGCGGCGTTCCAGGCTTTCAGCTTCGCCGTCGCTGGATCCTTGCGGTAATCATCGATGCACTTAATCACCGCATTGTGCAGGACCTTAATTTTTAATTGATCCTGTTTATCGACAAGATCGAGCAACTTATGGAGCTTTTCCTGGTCCATTGGTTCAATCAATATCCATCATCATTTCATCGAGAGATATGTCGATTTCTGATTTTACACTGAATATACTGATTGTATGATTGATTTGAACTGGGAGTTTGTAATAAATCCCGAGAGCTATCGGTACAGAGTCAACCCCCATGTTGCTCAGCGCCGACTTGAAATGGTGAAGCGTCCGTCCCGTCCGTATAATATCATCAACCAGAAGGAATTTCTTCCCCTTGGGCAGGTTTATATCATAGGTCATGTTGTAGTTTTGAGGGATCGCTTCCCTGTGTCTATATTTTCTTGTTTCGGCGGTCGAGGTGCGGATGATAGGCGTGTTAAAGAGCCTTTGTAAACTGTTAGGTTGCCTGTCGGGGGTACTGGGAGGTACAGGAATAATCCCTTCACAATTAAAATGAGCTGCAGTTGCTTCGAGAATCAACCGGATATCTTCCGCATTTTTGAATCTTTGCTTGAAACCATATACCCAAGCCGTGGCCATTACTTCCTCACAATCGTTTCTCTTTTGTCGGAGAAAGCTTAGTGATGGTATATACGGCTTTAATGCAAAGAATTCAGACCACTGCAGGAGGTGTATATGATGCATCAGCACAAGATTACCGTACATGATTTCCCCAGCTTCCGGCACCGTTCAATGACATATTTTGTGCCTTTTGATTTACCGTCCCAAAATGCAAGAACCACCTGGGCCTGATCAATTATCTCGTCGTTCCGTCTGATAGGGGCACCCCTTCCAAATCGATTATAATCTGGTAAGATCTCGATGAGCTGGAGCCCGTGTTCTTGCGCATAGTTTGCGGCTAAAGTATCAATACCTTTAGCGCCCCCACTAATAATCGTCCGGGTATCTGGTGGAACATGAGGTGCAATATTCATATTCAAGGATCGTGATCCGACAACGGCTACGATCATAAAAAATCCTCACTCAATGAATTTTGATTTGATAATTTATCTAGGGCAATAAACTTCTTCTGCCATAGACGGACGGTTTCATTGCTGATATCCAATTTGTTCGCAATTAAGTCTGTCCTGAACCCATAGTACAAAAAAACGGCAAGTAGCATGACCGAACGAAAATCAAGATGGCAGCCGCTTAAGGCAGTTCCGGTAAGAGCCGTGAAAAATTTTCCACAGTTGCTGCAGCGAACCCGCTTTCCTTCCCAAAAACGATTATGGGATGATTCACTTAATTCGGATCCACATTCAGGACACCTGATGGATGATTCAGGATGCAGAGCTTCGAGGATCCACCTTCTGCATGTTGATTCATCCAAAAAGTTGGCATTAAAAACCTGTCCGATTTGCTTGGTTGAAAATGAAGGACAAGATTCTTTTATCTTAATAATTGCAGTCATTTTAGTGTCTTCCATTTTTCCATCTCGTTTTTTCTCTCAAATGTAGAAAAGCATCGGGCTAGCTAGACCCCTACGGATTAATGTCTCCGGGAGGACCCGTGGAGGATGTCGGTAGATGGATGCGTCCGATACTGATCAGGTATCGCAGATCAGAGAGCGCATCCTGCAGGAGCGAAAGACAATTCGTTGCGATCTGCCATCGTTCTTTCTGTTGTGTTGTGGTTGCTTTGGTGAGGCCCGGTTCAAAGGATAGGGCAGGGTGCCCATTCGACATAATCAGTTTTATCCCCTGGTCTTTATTATCCTTCAAGTACTCAGACAGGCGTACAACTGGGGCGCTGTCCTTCCAGTCCTCTAGCTGGGTGGGGATATCTACAGCCTGCTCTTTTGCCTGTATGAGCTCGACATTCCTTTTTTCATCTTTGGCCAAGGGGTTATATTTGTCGAAATTCATGATCTCCTCCAAGTGGTCAGGGTGGTCAAGGTTGGTCAAGGTGGTTGGTCAGGGTGAAAGCTGAATGATTTCGCGGATGGTCAAGGTGGTCAGGGTGTTTTGTTATAAAATATAAATTAAGACTGAAAAAAGAAAGGAATATAGAAATAATAATAGAATATATTCCTACGCGCATGTGCGATATGTGGAATTTTGCCTTGACCACCTTGACCAGGGCTATAATCCTTAATGATATCGCGCGAAAAATGGTCAGGGTCCACCCTGACCACCCCTGACCACGCCCTGACCAGCACGAGCGGGTAATACCATTTTTGGCTGGTGATTCTTCTAGGGGGCAAGGGGGCGCAGGTGTAAGCAAGCAGGCGTAGTCAATGAACAATTCACGGCAAATCGGGTGTCGTAAATGCTTACATGAGCCATTTGGTAGATAATATTCGCACACGTGGCCAATATCAGTCGGTTTGTAATCTTGACAGCTCATTTAGAATTTCCCTCTCTGGAGCAACGTTCAATAAGCTCACGGATGTCAGACACTCGCCACGCTGCGCACCGACGTGCAAGCTTCACGGGTTTCGGAGCCTTCCCTTCATGGATGAGTGCCCACCAGGTGCTCTTTGATACCGGAAAAACAGCAAGAACTTGTGGCAGTCGTAAAAAGCCTATTTCAGGGATGCTTATCATTGGTTTTGTTGCACGATTATGTTCTTCACTGCGCCCTTTTCGTGCTGGCGCTAGACCCTTAGTTTGCTTGCTCATATTCCCCCCGCTAATTACTATCCTTGTTGTATTCGCCCAGGATGCCGATCCCGATGAGTTTCGTCTCGCGGGTACCGTTAACCCTGGGGCGGTACCTTTTCAGGTTATGGAGCGCCATATAAATCTCACGGAAAAAATTCTCCCGGTTAAAGGCCTTGTAGCCATTCTTCCCGCAATACCCCTGATAGTCTTTGTAAATGTCTGTTTTTGAGACTTCCTTGTCTTCCCCGAGGACACATTCATCTTCCACGTAACAGAGGACCGGATTATTGGAGCGCCTGTATCCCATAAGTAAATCCCTGGTTTCGTCACTGTCCGTAAAGCGACGCTGCTCTGTCAGTCGTTTCAGTCCGCAAAGCATCCAAAAGAATATTTCAGACAACTCCTCTTTCAATTTATCCATGAGATCCGGATCTCGGTCGGGATTATCCTCCAGGAACTGATGCTTGAACTGAATCGGAAGGATGCGACGAAAATAGCCGTCGCTGTTATCTCGAACGCGGGGAAGTGTGTTCCCAGCAAAAATCAGTTTGCAGTAAGGACTGAAAGTAAAAGCATCACGATGTTTGAACGCAGCATTGATTGGATCTCCGGATGTAATCGCTTTGAAATAGGGGCTCTCGATCTCGCCATTCCCGATCTCCGTCGAGATATTCAGGAGCTTATTGTAAAGGGATGAGCGATGGAATTCGTTCTCCAGATCTGGAAAACTGACGGCCGCGCAATTCTCCGCGCCGATAATTTCCTTGAGCACCTTCATGAAGGTGCTTTTCCCGTCCGATCCGGGTCCGAGAAGGAATAGACACTTTTCGAATTTGGTGTGCCTGGCGACACAATAGCCGGCGAATTCCTGAGCTTGTGCAATGGACTGCGGCGTTTCGATTGTCTGAGCCAGATAATGCTCGAAGCGCTCACATCTCTTGGTTGATTCGGGATCGAGGGCGACGGGCAGGGCATGGGTACAATAGAAATCCCGGTCGTGCGACTTCAGTTCGAAAGTCATGAAATTCAACATGCCGTTCTGGAGGCAGACCCACTCTTCCTGATCATTAACCTTTCGACCGTGCGGAATGGTGGCCAGCATCTTGACCTGGTAGACCGCATCCTCGATACGGCTCTTCTGGGACTCATTCTGCATGCAGCGGATGGCGATGGACCTGATATGGTCCTCTTCAAACGGCTCCCAGAACTTCCCATTCCACTTGTATAGAATGCCCGTGTCCGGATCCGAGAGCAGGGAATAATCAGAGAGTATTTTCTCGGCAAGAAGACGAGGTTTGAAACTAAATCGCTTGTTGATACCGTACTCGAAAAACTGTAGGATTGAATCTTCCTGGTCATCTGATGGCGGCGTATCGGCCGGCTCATTCGCTTTTACAAAGACAATTCCATTATCAAGTAATACTTGAAGATCAACAGCCGTTTTACCGTAACGAACTAGGAAATCGGTCAAATCATCGCCATGATCCTTCGGATATGCCCCGGCTTCATCGATTCCCATGAAGGACGGCCATTGTATCATCTGGATTGATTTTGCCGTCCCAGCGAGGGCTTTGGCTGCAAAGCCGGCATATTTCTGACCGGGCTGGTCCGCATCATAGGCAATAATGACGTCACGGCCCTTAAACTGCTTCAAGTGATTATCCGGCCAGTTCTTGAGCTTTGATGTCTGGGTAATGGCATTAAAGCCATGGGAAAGGGCACAAATCGTGTCCGATTCACCTTCGCAAAGCAGTACGGTTCCATCTTTTAATGGTTTTGCGGGAAAGAGTTGTGATTTTCCGGTTGTTGCAGCCCAGGAAATGATCTTGTGCTGCTTAGCGCCGGGTTTGTACAGGCGGATATTAATCAGATCTCCGTGGTCATCTCTGATCGGGATGGCGATTCGTTCCGGTAGATCAATTTGAGAGAGATTTCCTTTTTTATTCAGGAAGAAAGTCTGCAAGCGAAGATCGAGAATTTCCACGCATTCGCGGCTCCAACCCCGTTCGTTCTCCAGGCGCTGCAGCCAGACCTCCGGAAGGCTTGGAAATTTCTCCCAGGCTATTCGCATTTGCTCGACGGCCGTTTCATGGCTTATTGAATCTTTGCTGCCGGTACTTCCCTCCTGTGTCGACGTGCTCCGGTTCTTCTGATCCCCTCCATGAGAAATGCCGAATTCCTCACAGAACGCCTTAAATCCTTCCTTTTGCCCATGGCCATGCACTTCGGACCATAACCGGAGCAGGTCGCCGGATGCGCCGCAGGAAAAGCAGTTGTATAGGTCTGTGTGGTAGTTGTAGGAGAAGGATGGGTTAGACTCCCCGTGAATCGGGCAAAGGCCATGCAATTCGCCTTTGGCCTCTTCCTCATGGGTCACTTTAAACAGTCCACGAGCAATTCGAATGCGATCTGGTTCTGAAAGATGATTAAGCGCGAAACCCATGCATACTCCAATTAAAACTTCGCAGCCCGGTTTGACTTATTTTAAAAGTACATTAACCTCTCTACCGAAGGTCGACCTACGAAGTTTTAATTGGAGCTTTATTTCAGTTACTTAGATGTGGGGACTGCGGTTCGACTCCCGCCGCCTCCACCAGTACCGCAAGACTAACTCGACCAAAGGCCAATACGGTACTTTGGGCGGGTTTTTTTGTTTAAGCACCGATGCGATATTTTTCTCCTCGCATCATCGGGTCTCTAATCCTGCCTATTAAACGATAGATGCGGGTGATCGGCCGAGACAAAAGCATTTCATTCGTTCCACACCATGTCATTCGAGCCCTCATGTCACTTCGCCCAACCACCCACGTCATTTCGGGTACCCCCCCCTGTCATTTCGAGCGCAGCGAGAAATTGTGCAACCTATACATCGTTTACAATTTAGACCGGGTACATCGTTTACACTTTTTTAGTTACGAATAATTTTGTTCTTTCTCAAATCTATAATACCGAGCACGTAGAAACTGAACTGCAATTGCCAGAAGCCGTCATCGATTTCTTTCAGTCCGACGGGCAGGCCGGTTAACAGCTCTGTGATGTAAAACAACCGACCCTTGAACTTGATTTCTCCGGCATGCCGTACCTGGCGTACCAGATAATCGCTTTCATAAACGGGCGGATGCGGGTGTTCTACAAAGGGCCGATCCGACTTATCATAGTAATCACTCGGCGTTTGATCCCAAAGTGACTCATGAGGCCGCTCATAGTTATAATCATACCGGTAGCGATCGAATACCCGCTGCTGTTCCCGGAGATTTTCGGCGACAGGGTCCAAGGCATCGCTTTTCAGTGTGCGGTGCATGCGTTCGTGCCGTCCGTTTTCTTGAGGACATCCTTTTCCGATCCGTTCTGGAATAATGCCGAGCATGATCCACCAGATCATCAACCGGCTTAGGCCGCCGATGCCTCTTCCGGCAAACGGTGTCCCGTTATCGCTACGGATCGCACGGGGCAATCCATTATCTCGGAAGATCGACACCATAGATCGCCTTGTTGGTTCATAGCGGGGACCTTCCAGCGCCTGGCAGCCTAAAAGAAAACGGCTGTAGTTGTCGCTGACTGTCAAAGGATAACACACACGACCATTTTGCATGTAGAATTGCCCTTTGTAATCGATGCTCCAGACATCATTGGCCCCATTACAGGCCGAGAAAGGTTCGGTATAGGGTGGAACGCGCAATCGCTTTTTACGCCGTTCTACAAGTCCTTCTTTCTTGAGCCAGTAGGCAATGGTGCTGACCGCCGGTACTTGAATCTCCGGGTGTTTGCGCTTTAACTGAGCGCGAACTTTTCGGGGGCCGCGTTTGCGATTCTTAAGTTTCTCCTGAATCAACAGATCCAGGATCGCTTGAGACGTCCGACGGGGGCAATGCGTGGGCGCCCGACTTTTTTCATGGAGCCCTTCGATACCCAACTGCTCGTATCGTGTCAGCCATTTATAAACCGTGGGTCGGCTGACTCCATATTTTTGAGAAAGATCAGTTATACTGGAATGCCCTGCGTGCCAGTCATTAACAAGTTGA